GAGTTAGCATCAAACTTTTCACGATGCGGAATACGAATTGTCCCTGAATCTCCTGTTCCTAGTGCAGCAGTAATTGTGTTATTACATACAACCCGCACAGAAGTAAACTTAGCGGTTGTAGCCATTGTGCCATCAAAACTTGTTGCGAGTAGTACATACGGTTTTACCAAATCCTTACCAATAATATTAGCCCCTTCACCAACTTGAGCTAAAGCCCAAATACGCTTACCGTCACTCAAAGCTCCTGCTGTTTCCATTTTAAAGCCAGACTTTTCAGTTAATGTCTTAAAAAAGTCCATAATTTCAACGGGTTGAACTTCTTGATATCGGAGAGATACGATACCTAGCGGCTGTTTAGTGTCACTGCGGTATAATACTTGTGACTTAGGATAACCCATTACATTTTGATTTAGCGCTCCCATATCTGTTGAGTAATAGATATTTGCTCTTTGAGCTTCCCAATCAAGACCAGCTTCCTTTGTCCAAGTATCAATACTTGCATCTTCTGTTAGCTGTTGACCCAAACCATGCCAAGGAGTATCATTCCTATATGCGATAGCTGCCTTACCTGTTGTTTCGTCAATCATATGTGCCATTACTGTTTTACCTCTACTAAATAAACTTTGTTACCGAAAAAACACCAAGCTAAATACTCGGCTGCTTTTTTATCATATAAATGAATTCGATCTATAAACAGATCTGTTTCTTTGTGATATACATTAAACATTAAGAACAGAGGTTTAAGCCCCGTGGTGGTTTTAACAATACAGCTGTTTGTTGTTCTTTATATAACTCTGATAACGCATCTAGTAATACATTACCTGCCCAGTTAGCACCTCGATTAAACTCATCATCATAATCGTTTGCTTCTCCTGCGTGCATTAAAAACCTTGCAACTGTTTTCAACTTGCCATACTCTTCTTTTGTCATTTAAAAGCCTTTCCTAAACCATTCATGTATACGTTTACTACACTTTTTGAACCATGCACATCAGTAACAACATTAGCGCTGTTACCATCACACAACCCACAATCTTTACAATTAACCGTACTATTTTTTACAGTAGCAGGGCATTGAACTTCCCAAGGAAGCTTTCTTGCATTCTCTGCTTTAACTCTAAAATACTTCTTATGAGGATACATAAGTTGGAATAGCCCAACTTCACCTTCAGTATCAATACTTGCTTGACAATAATCTAATACACGCCTATCAAAGCCTTTAGCTTTCCATTGATGCGTATATCCTGCTTTTGTTTTTGATTTAACAAAAGGTCTATTTACAGCATCAGGTACACTAGCAGGATCACCCCAACCGCCAAATCGAACATTAGACACAAGATGAGAAACTTCTTCAGGATTGGCTCTAGGGTAAACATTTTTTAAATAAGCTTTGTGAATATTATTTGGGGCTTGAAATAAAGTAACATAGCAGCTCCCCTTTCTATGTGGGCACTTGCCGCATACAGCCTCGTCTTCGCCTGTATTAATAGCGTCTAATGGATTAGTATTCTTAGGTAAATACCAGATAGTAGAGACATCACCTGTCTTTACATTTTTTGATTTTAGGGTTAAGATTGCAACAATAGGCTCTCCCGTCAACATAGATGGGCCTTCATATATTACATATCCAGATGGTTGTTTCATATTACAGCAAAAACCTTTTTATCTTTTAGTAAAGCGTATTCAGACTTCTTAATAGGTTTGTTTGTTTTAACCTCAACAAATGTATTATTAGTATATGGGTTATAATAAACTTGTTTTAACTCTTTATACAAAGCCATTGGATTAACTAACTCACCTATTACACCTGCATGAACATTTTTCTTCTGTTCTTTAATTACTCTTTGACGCCCTTTTTCGCTTACTTTAAACTCTACATTTATTAAGTCTACTTCGTCACGATAATCAATTACTTTACCACGGGTACTGCCTTCTAAAGACTTAATACTGTAACAATGCTTATGTAAATTATAATACACAAATACTCGCATAATAACACCTTAATAAAATAGGAGAGACCAAAGTCTCCCCTTTTTAAAGTTAATATATTTTTAATATCTCATCCGCTAATCCGTGTTTAATAGCCTCTGAGGGACTTAAACTTGCATCTGACTGTGAGAGCAGATGCTTACGAATATAAGCTTCAGATTTTTTAGTACACTTACGATAATGATTAATCATTTTATTTGACTGAAGTTCAACTTCATAAAATGAGGCTTTTAACTCATGTTCTTTACCTGCCATCATTGTAGAATACTGGTGGCTCATAATATAAGTGTTCTCAGTAATATACCTACGTCCAGGTGTTCCAGACATAAGTAGCATTACACCACCAGAGGCAATACAACCCATTCCAATAGTTGCCACAGGAATTTCAGATTGTTTAATTAAATCAATTAGATGATATGTAGAAAACACATCGCCACCTACTGAATCAATAAACAAGCTAATTTGAGGAGGCTGATCTTCCTCATCCATAAAGTTATACTCCATCATTAGGCTAGCCGCTGGATAAATTGATTCAGCAGTAATTTCGCCCCATAACTGAATAATACCTTTATTCGCCAGTGTTTCTCCGAACTGGACGTCCTCGTTTCGGCGACGTCGTTGTCTTGCTACTGTCTTCTGATTCGACTTTAATAGATTGAACATTGAAGACTTGTTTTGCTGCATGACCATTAGGTGGTTCCTTATTAAAGTTTATTAGTAAATCTACCTGTTCTAGGTGAATTGTTGGTTGAGGAACTACTTTGTATCGAGTCATAGAACCAGAAAGCTCACTGATAACTTTACTAAGCCTTTCAGAATTTACATTTGGTACAATAATACTTGCTCCCTGTCGAAATATCTTTTGTGCCAAATCAAAACCTTCTCCAGAAACATCATTTATTGACACCTTATACAAATGCCAATTATTATAATTATCTTTTAATAATTCATCAAGGTTCATTATTATCTTCCTCTTCTTCCAATAACTTGTAAACATCTTGTTTACTATAATTACGTTTGTATGGAATCATCCTATTATGTTTTTGACGTTCTCCATATCTGCGTTCTTCCTTTTCAAAGTCGTGCAAGATTTCTTTTTCTTTATTGCTTTCTTTGTTCATATTACATTTCAGGTTGACGCTCTACATTAAACTCTCTTGCTTTTTCATCAAGAAGTATATTTAAGGACTCATATAAAAAAGCTTCTTCATTTTCATTTTCTGCTGCATCTAGGATAGAGATACTACAAGCTTCATAGGCATTAAACTTATCCTGATCAGTAGTCATTGATTTATACCAATCAGTACTTTCAATTTGACCACATACAGTATTTTTAAAATCTTCGTACAAACTCAAGTGACTATATGCCATTACCATCCCCATGTGCCTGTCATACCATTGACAGAATATTCAGTTACACGTTTCTCAAAGAAGTTGTCATGAGAAACACCATTTAGTACCCAATCTAACCAAGGTAGCGGATTTTCTTTTACTTTAAAAATAGGCTTTAAACCTAGCTGAATTAAACGCCTATCAGTAATGTATCGAATATAAGTTTTAACTTCTTCAGAAGTAATGCCTTCAATCTTATTACCCTCAAAGGCTAGATCAATAAACTTGTCTTCAAGCATTACTACTTGTTTAGACATTTCATAAATCTTTGCTTTAAGCTCATCATTAACAATACGTGGGTGTTCTGCACAAAACTCTTTAAATAGTTTAGCGCCGCCTTCTACGTGTACTGTCTCATCTCGAATAGACCATTCAACTACAGTGCCCATGCCCTTCATTTTACCAAAGCGTTGCATATTTAATAGCATTACAAATGAGGCAAATAAAGCAACACCTTCATTAAATACACCTTTAGCCAATGCTAATGCAAGACCTGTTTGAGAATTAGCATCGTTACTTTGCATAAAGTCAATCTTATCAGACATTTCTTTATACTCAAGGAACTTGTGATACTCCTCATCAGGCAAACCTAGTGTATCATTTAGCAATGCGTATGCTCGTTGATGTGTACCCTCACGACTAGCAAAAGAGCCTAGCATCACTCTAACTTCATTATTCTTTAATTTTGGAATAAGGAAGTCGTAATAATTCTGACCTACCTGAACATCTCCCTGTGTAAACAAACGCAATATATGAGTAATAAACTCTTTCTCTTGCATAGAAAGCTTTAGCTTCCAGTCATTTACGTCTTCAGATAAATCTGCTTCTTCTTCGACCCAATGGATCTCTTCATGTTTCTTTGTTAGTTCTACAGCCCATTCATGTTTAAACGGTTTGTATGTTTGAGAAAAACTCAATAATGACATTTAATATTATCCTTCACATGCTCGGCACTCATCTTCTTCAGTTTGCGTGGCGGCTTCTTGTTGATTAGCAAAATAGCTTCGTAGTTCATTAAAACCACCTATATACTTACCTTCTAAATAGATCTGCGGAACTGTACGTACATCCGGACGACCCGTAACTTCTGCAGCAGTTTTACCTTCAGCCTCAATATCGATATACTCATAAATAATATTTTGACCTTCAAGTAGACTCTTAGCACTGTTACAAAACGGGCAACTTTTCTTACCATAAATAATAGTTCTTTCGTCATTCTTTAACTTATTCGCTTCAACCTTCTTTGAAACATTTTCTGCTCGTTGCTTAGCCTCTGTACGTAAATAATACAAGCCTTTAAGACCTTTTTCCCAAGATTTAAAGTGTACCTTGTTTACTTCCTCACGGCTAACTCCAGCAGGGAAGAATAAATTGACTGATTGCCCTTGGCATAAATATTTTTGACGATCTGAAGCTAAATCAACAATCGACATCTGATCTAACTCAAAACTAGTTTTAAATACTTCTTTGGTTGCCTCATCTAAAAATGGTAGATGTTGAACAGAACCATTATTAGTAATAATATCACTCCAAACTTCTTGAGTATCACGATCAATACTAGCTAATAACCTTTTTAGATACGCATTCTTAACCAGAAAAGAACCAGCCCTTGTACGATGTGTATAAGCATTAGCCTTATTAGGCTCGATGCTAGGTGAGGTACTAAGAAGAATACTGCTAGACGCATTTGGTGCGATAGCTAATAGGTGTGCATTACGCATACCAGTACCTTCCATATCGGGAGCCTCTCCACGAACTTTAGCAAGGTCTTTACTTTGCCAAGTAGCTTCTATATTAATTAAATTAAAAATAGTTTCATTTAACAACGCAGACTTGCTACTACCAAATGCAACATTATGTCGTTGTAGATAATTATGAAAGCCCATAGCGCCAAGACCAAGTGAACGTTCTCTTTCAGCAGAGAACTTAGCACGGGATAGAGAGTCAGGACAGTTATCCACAAAGTACTGTAATACATTATCTAGCATAGTGATTAAGTCAGCAATCATTGTAGTATCAGACCAATCGTCATAGTACTCAAGATTAACAGAGCTTAAACAACAAACAGCTGTTCGTTCTTCACTTGTTGGTAAATGAATTTCATTGCAAAGATTACTACCGTGAATCTTTAGACCTCGATCCTTAAGAGCTTGTGGTAATGCTCGGTTAGCTGTATCAATAAAATTTAAATACGGTTCACCCGTACGAAATCGGGTCTCTAGTAGCTTTTGCCAAACTGCCCTTGCATCTGCCCATTCACCTGTATTACCACGCTTAGGGTCAATTAGCTCATATTCTTTGCCTTCCTTAACGGCCTCCATGAAGCTATCAGAAATATTGACAGCGTTGTGTAAATTAAAACACTTACGATTGTTGTCACCAGTAGGTACACGCAAGCCAATAAACTCAAGCACATCAGGATGCTCAATATCAAGATATGCTGCATAAGAGCCTTTCCTTGTCTTACCTTGACGGTAAGCTGTCATATCGGCATCTACCGTGTGAAGAAAAGGGATAGGACCAGGCGCAACGTCTGATACACTACGGACATCACCCCAATGACCGCCAACACCACCACCCATAACAGAGAGCCAACGCAGCTCAGAACTATGAGAGATAAGTCCTTCAACCGTGTCCGGAACGTAGGTAAGAAAACATGAAATAGGTAGTCCTTTAGCTTTTGCATTTTCGTCTGGTGCGTTAGATAGTACAGGGGAAGCAAACATAAACCACTTTTTTGACACATAGTCATAAAGTCGTTGTGCCAGCGCTAGATCGTTTACATTTTTAAATTTGCTCCATGCAACTGCTGCACGAGCATAAACGTGTTGTGGCGACTTTTCACCATCTACGGCGTAAAAGTCCATGACCATGTCTCTTGCATAGTCAGTAAGTAAGTCATCACGACTTAGATCAATTTCAATACCTTTGTATTTCATTCTGTATCTTCTGGTTTAGTTGTAGGAAAAGGCCAATTAATGTCATATTCCATTACTTCTGTATTTTCTTCTAGGTCTTCATTTTCTACCTCTACCCAACCATTATCATCTAACCAACGTAAAATTAACCATTCACGATCTTCATCATCATGCTTTTTAAATATTTCTGGTTTATTTAAAAAATGAGTAATTTCATGCTCATCAATAAAATTTTTAATAATTGAGTTGTAATAACTTTCTAATTGTTGTTCTGTCTTTAACATAAACATGGTCTTTCTAATAATAATTCTTCATGTACATGGTCTGCTAACTCTGGTATTGATGCAAATAAAAAGCAATAAACACCTTCTTTTGTTAGACCCTCCATATCTTCTTTTGCTATATCATAGCAGTCTTCAGGATAATCATACTCAATATACTTTCCATCTGGGCTTAAAATATATAATTTAATAATCATAAGTCAAAGTTATCTTCTTCTACCGAAACAAAATTAGAAGGTTCTAGTCTACCTGTTACTTCTATAAATTGATAACTACCCGCTGGCCCTGTTCTACCCGTGAATCGGTCTTTCAAAATCCACAAGTGTGAAGTATTACGCTTATTTAAATCAGTTTCCATTTTGTTTCTTGATATAGCAAGGATTTGCATTGGAATTTGTTTTAAAGCGCCAGAACCTTTTAGGTCATCTTCCGAAGGGATTGCGCCTTCTTCAAATGATTTTTGATTGTTACTGGTTTTTCTTAAGTGTGATATAACACCAATCCATACATTGTGTCTTTTAGCTAGCTTTAATAAGTCTGACATCATCTTATCAATTGCGCCATTGACTTTATTGTCTTCTGACTCAGACACCGCAATTGTAATGTGGTCTAAATAAATATACTTACAGCCTGATAGGGCCATAAATTCCATTTTGCTAATTAAAGATTCATCACCTACGCTACCCTGATGGTCAAGAAAAACAAACCTATTAGAAGCCATAGTTGCTTCCCAATAACTACGTTCTTCTTCTTCTGTCATTGTAACATCAGGTAGCTGAATCCTACGATTAGCCTCTAATGCCATAATGTTTTTAACAGCTTCACCAACGGATTCTTCTAATGAACAAACGCCAATCAAGTCTGTAGTTGTTTTTAATAAGTGATACTGATCTTCTTTAACAAAAGATGTCTTACCCATACCCGTGCCTGATGTGAGCATCGTTAATGAGCCAAGCCTACGACCATAAATTTTATTATTTAACTCAACTGCAAAAGGAGGATAAGGTATATATTCAGCGTTTTGTTCACCCTTATAAAGATCCCAAGTATCTGCTGATGAAATAATGCCAGAAGGACTCCACTTTGTTGCATCATACAGTGCAGCAATTACTGACTTGCCACCGTTCTTTGTAAGTATATCAGAGGCATCCTTCTCATTAGTCTTAACAATATGTACTTTGTCAATACCAATAATTTTTGCAGCTTCTTCTGTGGCCTTACGACCAGCCTCGTCATTATCAAACCAAAGAATTACTTTGTCAAAGTTGCGAATCCAGTCACGTTGAGCCAACAAAGACTTTGTGTGCGCTGCACCTGCAATAGACACAACAGGATAAATGGTGCCATACTTATCAAACCAAGCTTGTGCAACAGACATTGCATCTAGCTCACCCTCAGTAATAACAAGCGTCTTACCGCCATTAAAACAAGATTGACCAAATAGACTATTTAACTTTGTAGTTGATAAAAATTCTTTTGGTAATTTTCTAATTTTATAGCCTTCAACCTTTGGATAACCATAAGGATAGTAATGCTCTGCAATTTGACCATCTATATCGTAGCCTACCTTAACTTTAAAAAACTCTGAAACTTTTTTAGTAATACCGCGTTCTTTAAAACCTCTTGTATCATAGCTATCTATTTCTTCAATAGAAGGCCATTTTGTTTTAATTTGTTTATCTTCTATAACTGGTTGCAATATGTCCTCTTCTTTTTTAAAATAGCCTTTACATGAAAAGCAAAATGAGGTACCATCCTCATAGATTTGTCTAGCATCACTACTCCCGCAGTCATTACCTAAACATGGTTGATTTTTATTAACTATTTTTCCCATAAGTATAATTTATCAGATAAGTACAAAAATTACCAAGAATTATTAAACCAGAAGATAAGAGTAACACATCAATAGAGGCAATTACTTGGGCACTATCTGTTAGGATATACCCGCATTGTATCAGTATAATAGCAACTGCTGTCAATCTAAATATTGAAGCAAACAGAATTAAATTATACATCTATAATCCTTTAAAATTTTATTCAATCTATTTTTATGCCTCTTAGTTATATGCTCACTAGACCGCCAACTAACTTTATCAATAAAGCGGTTATACCAGATATGATTATTGCTAGGCACTTCTACGTAACACTGCGACCAAGTCTCTGCCCAACCTACACCACCTCTTGAAGTATAGCCGTCAAGAATAATAAATTTATAATGATCTTTGCCATTTAGCTTAATATCATCATTAATTGCTTTACTAGAGCTAGTGTAAGTCTTCCAATTACTTTCAATACCTCGATTCTTTTTACCTGTACCTTTTACAAACTTTTTACCAATATACATCATATTAGCCTCTTGATTTATAATAAGATAAACAAATCCAAAGAACTTGTCAATGTCTAATTGTACTGGAAAGTCCCAATGCCCATTATCCTTTTTAGATTTTAAAGTGGTCGTCATAATACCTCCAAATGTGAATTAAACGTCCATTTGCTAGGAGATAGCTATACCACTCATCATTGTACGCAACTTTGTAAGCTTCAATTACTGCTTGCTTACGTTCCTCTTTATCTTTTTTACCTTCTAATATTTTATCTGCCTTTTTAGGCCCAATTCCTTCAATACCCGGAATGTTATCTACAGAATCTCCCATTAGAATTTGTTTCCAATAAAAGTTATCTGCCCAGTCTTCATTAATATCTTCAATAATTTGTTTAGCTAAGTTGTAGTGTTTTCCTACAATACACTTTAAATCTTTATCAATTGAACAAACTATATATTCTTTATTAAATTTACGAGCTTGATTAGCCCATATGCGTAGTAGGTCATCTGCTTCACAACCGTAAGAAAGCACTACATTAACACGCCCTGTTAAATATTCTTTAAGGTCATTAAAGAACTCGGATTTGTTTTGTCTGGCTTTCTCTCTAGAAGAGCTACGTTTATACATAGGGTAAAGTATTTCCCTAAAATTATTTGGTCCACCAACAGCAATTAGATAGTCATCACAAAACACCTGTTCTTGGCAATGTGTAATTAACTCCTCTAGCTTTTCAATACATTCAGCTAGAGAAGTCTTATCCCAGACTGATTGGTGAAGAAGTACATCTCCATCAATCAATGCAATCATAGTGGGTATGTTACTTTCTTTACGCCCAAACGTTTAACACGTTCTAAAAGAACTTTACCTACCTTAGAACGAACTTTGTACTTAATAGTACGATTACGATCAACAAAGTCCAAGAACAAATACTTTTCACCAACAGTATGATGGTAAGTTGCAGAAGGTACACGATGAATAAAAGTGTTACGGATAGATTTCATAATTGAGATACTCCAATGTTTAACTTGTTTAATAGATATAAGCCATCTTGTTTTGAGTAGGCATCACGGTAAAATACTTGCTTTACACCTGATTGTGCAAGCATTTTGGCGCAGGTCATACAAGGGGATGTTGTAACATATACAGTTGCATCCTCAAGAGACATTGTGCTCTTTGCTAGCTTGGCAATTAAATTCACCTCTGCATGGAGAACCCAATCAAAGGTTGTACCATCTTCATCCTCACATTCGTTAGGAAAGCCAGAAGGTGTTCCATTAAATCCAAAGCCAAGAATGTTTCCATCCTTTACGGCTAAAGCCCCTACTTGTCGGCGTTTTGCATATGACATCTGAGCCACCTCAGTAGCTAAGCGCATATACAAATCGTCATAACGTTTTTTCTTAGAGGGGTTTTCTTTCATAACACATAAATCTCTTTATAATCTGGAAATTTGGCACGTATGCGTTCTTTATACTCTTGATTTGCATCAATACGCAGGAAATAAGTCTTATACTTTTTACCCACTACATACTCACTTGATTTTAAGATATAGCCTAGCTGTCGCATATAAATCTTTGAGGTTGAACAATCAAACAGCTCAAGCACTTGCTCTTGTGATTTTTCACAAATAACAATTTGAACAGGTACAATTGAAGCCTTAAGGTTATATACTGCTGAGATGCCATTATCTCTTTGGCTACCATAATCTGAATCTTCAACACGCTCTATGCTAAGGTCAAACCTTGAGAGTACCTGGCAAACCCGATGAGCTACTGACCAACTACTTTCATTTTCTTTACCTTGAATGTAGATATCTAAATCTTTTGCCGCTTTACCATTATCCCAGTCTCTTGGTGCGCCCCCTGCCAACATTACATCAGGGTCTACTACGCTTAATTCTTTCAAAAGAAATTTAGCGTAATCTTTTTGTATCTCAATACGCTCTACTGTTAATTCTTCTAAACAATTCATTTTTTCTTCCTTTAATGCAGTAAGATCTAATTTTTCACGCAATAGCTGACCAATTGTTTTTTGTTCCATTTTATTACCTTAGTGGACATCATACCAATCAAAACCTATCTTTGCTTCACCGTCCATGATCATTGCACCAAATTCTTTTGGAGCATCACGAAAAGCCTCTTTAGCAATTAAGGCTGCTTTTTCTGCATATTCATTTGGAACTTCAAACTCAACTTCATCATGATAGAAGATAAGCGGATTCCAAGGAATATTTTCTTCATCTAACTTTTTCATAATTTGTGAAAGTGCCGCTTTACAAGTAACAGCCTCAAACTTTTGTAGCAAATAGTTAAGGGCCTTGTGTGCAGATTCACAATATACACGAGTACCATCTAGACCTGGAATCCAAGCTTTACCTGATGACTCTGTCTTGTGATAAATATTATTAATACGTTTAATCAATTCATGCAGTCCGGGAATACGCTTTGCAAACTCTAACTTAACAGTATTGCCTAGCTTTTTATCTCTTTTGCCTTTAAGAATAAGAGATAATTTTTCACCGCCGCCACCAAACAAGTAAGCATATATAAAGGGTTTAGCAAGATTACGTGGCACAGCCTCATCTAGAATAGAACTAAGCACATCGGCGTTCTTTTGATGCACATCACCATTAAGAACTTCGTTTGTATACTCATCATTCTTAAGATAATGACATAATGCTCTAAATTGATTGCCTGAAGAGTCTGCACCAATAATTGTGTGATTCTCTGAGGCAATAAATAGCCTTCTAATTTCTTTACCATACAACGCATTACCGGATGGTACATTAACTAAAATACTATGCCTTGCTCTAAATGTTGGAGTACCTATTGTAAAGCAGTCGCCATGTAAATAACCATTAGAGTCAACTACATTTAACCAGCCAGACAAGATTTGTTCTCGTGAGCGTATAGTATAATACTTATCTAGCTTTTCACCTATTTCACCTAATAATAAAAGTGAACTTGTAGTTAACTTAGGTGATACTTTAATAAAATCTCTACCTATCTTTTTCCAATTCCAGTCGTCAGGAACCCAACCAAGAGTTTCTAAAAACAACTTAACAGAGTCTACGTTGCCTAGGTCAGGCGAAATAAATTCAATTCGTTGGAAGGCACCCGCAATTGGTCTATCCTTTTTACCAGACTCTTGTGTAACATTAAAAGATTTAGCCGTATGCGCATCATAATTACCATTCTTTAACCACTTTGGCATACGAGGCTCTTTGTCAATAACCTTTACTTTATGCTTAAGTAGTGGGTTAATTTCTTCCTCAACAGCCTTTAATTCTAACCGCATCTCTGCTAATAGCTTATTTGCAGCGTTAATATCAAATCGCCAGCCACGCTCTCTAGCCATACTACAAAAGAGCAATGTATCATGCTCATTTCGTATTGACTTTTTGAGCAATGGCTTTTTCTTTTCTGATTGCATAGAAAGCTCTTTAATTAGGCTTTTATACACTCTAACGTTAATTCGTGTGTCTTCACGACAACGATGTAACATTTCAGGAGAATAATTTAACCAATCTTCATGCTCTGGCTTTTTGTGACCCAGTGACTCACCCCATGTTTCAAGGTTATGGCGACCATTTGAAAAGCGCCGATAGTTAAGTACTTGACTTAGAATCAAGGTATCAACTAACTTTATTTCTTTCTTTGGAAACCAGCCATAAACTTTCTTTAGAGCAAAGATATCAAAGCCTAAAATAAAGTGACCAATTAACGTATCAGCTTTATCTAGGTAGTCCAGACCTGCTTTTGTTGACTCTGACTCTGAATCATCATCACAAAAGGTTTTTTCAATGCCAGTATCTAAATCATACGTATGAATCATCCATACCTTGTCTAGCTTATCCAGAAGACCATTGGTCTCTATGTCGAATACAAGTTTCATTACTTCCCTTGGCCACGATTTTTCTTAAATCCTGATTTAAAACTTTTGTTCATTGAAGAGCGCTTTGGCTTACTACCACCTTGTGAAGTGCGTTTTTTAATTGCTTTACGCTCAACCTTGCCACTTGTTTTTACTTTTGCCATTTTACTAATCCTTAATTTTTTGGTATGACTAGTAGGATTCGAACCTACGACCCACAGCTTAGAAGGCTGTTGCTCTATCCTACTGAGCTATAGTCACTTTGATCTTTAATGTCCCTTGGTTATTGCCAACCAGTTTTAACTTGACCCGTTTTGTAATAGTCAGCCAGGCACTGTGCATACCATGAAATCTTAGTGGCATCCTGCTCTTTAGAGTCTTTCTTTCCTAGCCGCATAGAGTACTTATAGATTTGACCTAACAAATGTGCCTCTACGCCACTATACCCCTCTAATAGGTCTTGCATTAACTCAATGTATTGCTTTCCAGCGGCTACACCTTTATAATGAGTTGGGTTAATATGATCCTTTTCCACTACCTTACCGGGATTCACATTTAGTTCTCCTTGCATAGTCTTGTTATAACTATTTGCAAGATACTTTTCAAATTGTTTAACTTCCCAATCATCTAACGCTGTATTAGCCAACATTGTATAGCCTTCCTCTGTCTTAAACTTTTTAACTCTTTCAAATTTATCTGATGTAACCACTTCTACTTCTAAGTTCTTAATATTTTTAAAAAGTCTCACATACTCTTGGTGTGAGCTAACAATACTAGTTGAAACATCTAATACTAACGGGCCATTAAATATATAGTAGGTATACTTCATGTATATACATCTCCATTCTCTTCAACTTTAACATCCTCGTAGGGAGACACAAGCCTACGATAGAATTCTAACTTACAAGCCTCTAAAGCGCCAATAACATCATTCATCGTTGCATATCGCTCACCTTTTACTTTCAAGTAGTCAAGGCAAACTGTTGTGAGTACATAGTTCAATTCACCTGCTGTTTCAGGCATACGGTATTTATAATCTACATTCACATCTGACCGATCTTTTTTAGTGATATAAGGCATATCAACCTCCTGTGTGGTTTGGCGTTGCGGGATGAGCATAGTTTGTATTCTCAAAGTAACTTTCTAAACGTTCATCTATCTTTTCGTAGTAGTCCTCATCATCGTAGTCGAGGCCATCAGATATAAAATCTTCTACTTGATAGTCACCGTTAACGTAGTAACCGATATAGTTAGCACCTTGTTCTACAAACGTAGCATTAACCTCAAAGTTAAAACGTTCAAAGAGTTCTTCATAGAACTTGATTGGAGGCCCCCAGGCAGTATCAAAGTAGATTTCCATACTATCTTCATCAATAGAGAAAAACATATCATCTGGTTTAGCATCCCACTTGGTTCCCCATTCTGCTAAACACCAGTCGTACCAACCTGAATAACCGTACTTTTCTAGTAAAGATTCTCTTAGCGCATCTTTTTCATCTGCATTTTCACCACCGAATGAACCAGTACGTGGATCGTTTAGTTCTGGCGGGATTGGAAGAAAGAAAGACATTAGACCACCATTTTCTTCAAGGTGATTGTTAAGTCTACGAATCATTTGAGCACCTTCATGCTCTGTAGCGGTAATAACTACTGCGTTTGCACACCAATTAGGCATTATAGATCTCCTGTATGTCTTGAATGAATTCTTCTGCATGGACTACCTTGTAATCTTGATAGTCATACTCATCAAAGGTATAGCGAGCAATATTAGCTGCATCGTCTTCATCTTCAGCTTTAATTTCGAATTCAAAGATTTGATTCTCAACTCTGCAATACGTAATTTTATATGTTTTCATAAATACTTTGAAATAATTGTATCTACTGCTTTATTAGCTGTACTACGCCACTCTGTTACCAAGGCTTCAAAGAAAGGGTGTACATCGTTTTTTGTAGACTTAAAAGCTACTACTTGAATACGTTTAACGTAAGCAGCATAGAATACTTCCATAGCTGTGCCATGTCGAGGTATTTCTTTTAAGTTATCAAGATGAGCCAACACAATGTCTGATTCATCAATATCACGCAAATCAAGCTCAAAAATACTCTTCATTTCTTCTTTTCTAAAGTTATGAAGTCTACGGCAAGGGTTTAATACAACACAACCTGCTTGTTCTAGCACATAAGTAGCCTGATCTCTCCAGCCAGCGGCCTCTTCTTGAGAAACATGCTCCATTGGGCCTGCTAAATACACAGTACGCTGTTTCAAGGGTAATACCTTTCAAAGTAATTTGCAATATCATCTCTAACTAACTTTTGATTAATCCAGTTATTTCTGTCAGGGTCTCTAGCTGATTCTTCCAAATGGTAATCTGCCTGTTTAATTAAAGACTCTAATTCTTGAATACGACCTGCCATTTTCATGTGCATATCATCAAAATTTACAATACTCATTGTGTTTCCATTCCTTCTAAAAACTCTTTAATTTCTTCAATGCTCACCTTATGCGCTCGCCAATCATGAACATGAATATCATTTTGTTCGTAGGCTTCTAGTGAACCTTCTAAGTCGGCTAAGGCACACTCTAATACATAACGAGTTGGATCAAAAGAAGTGTTCATACACGATTCCATTCAGGTTCCCATTGAACTATTTGTGTAACTAAACCAATATTAGTTACAGGATCACAGTAGGCTGCTAAAAATTCAATTAGCATTTCAATATTCATATCTTCTGTTCCAATAACCATCATCATATCATCATGCGTAAAATGTACGTATTCTACACCGGCTTCAGAAAGAATGACTTTATTGTTCATTGCATTTACTAATCTAGCAGATGCTGGTTCAATAAGATTAACTTTAAATTGTACTTCAACCATTAGAAAAAACCTAAAATAGACCCAAGGGGTATAACAAAAATGCCTACAAGCCTGATTGCAAGCTCTGCAGTATTCATTACTACATCATTAAATGCAGCATTCAAAATAGCCACTAAATTTAAAACCCAACCTACACCAATGGCTGCAAGTAAACTCAAACCAAAGGCAACAGCCCATGCTTTACTTTCTTTAACTTTTTCCATAAAACCTCCAATTTTGAATTTTTTGGGGATACCATTTCTAGTATCCCCTTTATTTTATTTATTTAAAAGTCTTCGTCATCATTTGCATCGCTGTTCATTTCAGCAACAGAATTAACTTCAAAATCAGTCATTTCAAAGTCATCATCACGAGGCTTCGGAATATACTCATTCAGCTTAGTGATTTGTACAGCCATCAACATAGATGCAATTCCCTTCTTACCCGCCATTTCATACTCATATTGAAATAAACGAACATTAGCCTTAGATCCATTACCAATCTTGGTAGGCTCGATCTTTTCTAGGGTACCGCTAACCACTTGTACTGGCTCGTTAGGGCTATCATCTTTCTTTTTTGATTTCTTTTTTAGAGTAGCTTTATAAAACATTTTACCATCTGAATCTTCATCTGGTTTAACATTGATGTTTAGTGCTTTCCACTCTGCAGCTTGCTTTTTGTCTTTTGTTCGAATTTGAACTTCCCATGTTGGGTTCTCTGTATTGAAAGTAGCGTTAGGGCGCTTAGGGTCAAGTTTAGCAAAGAATAGTTCAACGTTCTTTAGAATAGCCATTATATATTGTCCTTTAAAAGTCTTTAAGTTTATTTGTTTAAACGTACTACATACCTATAATATCTAAGTATGTTCTTTAATGTCCCCTGGTAAGTCTATTGATTTTAATCAAGATTTAACAGAAGGCATAGTCTGATTTAATAATTTCAGATATATCTAAATTACCTCTCTTTGGTAATAAGTCTTCACTTTTAAGCTGTTGAAGTATGTCAACTATAGGGTCTACCTTATATAAATTAACAAACTCTTCTCTAACTAACTTAAACATTTCTTCCATATTACCAGCATGACAACCAAACGAATCATGCACTACGGATACAGGATAAGGCGCAGAGTGTACAATCATAGATAAGTGTACTGCATCTAAACTATGCACAATATTTGGTGCAGCACCTGTCTTTTGAGAGTCTTTATCTAGAGTCGCTTCTTCCCATGCTTGTACAGATACCTTAAGCTCTTCATCGGCATACTTTAATTTTGTACGCTTATCGATTGGTTTACGATAGCCCTGAACAACAGGAAAGTTAGTAATAGGTGAAAGCCAAGATAAAAATTCACCTCGTTCATTTGCTCTCATAGCAACATCCTGAAACATACGCAATAAAGCAGCTGGCCCAAGAAGTTTTTCATAACAAGTTTCAAATACTAAGTCACCTAGCATAGCGCCCCAGAGATGTTCTTTATCTCTTAAGTATACTGACATATCTCTAGTGTCTTCAATTATTTGTTGACCCATACCGTAGGCTGTACCGCCATAACCGAGAGTCATTACATTTCGCTTTACGACCTTACGTTGATCTTTAGGGTTGGAAATATTGAGCCAATATCTAGGAAACAGCTTCTCGCGAATGCCTCGGTTTTGGTTTCGCCATTCCTGGGCACTATGGTGTGCCATTGATTTTGTTTCTGAACGCTCAGGAGCCTCAGTGTAAAGTTTCTGGAGCGATTTTGCTTTTTCATAGATTTCATTAAATTGATTTCTTTCTTCTTTAGTTAATAAGCTATCTAAAATTTCTAACTTTTCCCATACATACTTGGCTATGTACATATATACATCTCCAGGTAATTCAGAGGGTACTAAGTTTACTAGAGGTGCAATAGTCTCATCCTTAGACATTGCAACTAAATGTTGAACACCGTTATTTGAGCCGTCAATATAGATTGGTAGATTACAAATATAGTCTTCAACATCATTACCGCCTTGCTCAAATTCAAGTATCTTCTTAAGTTCAAAACAACAAGCTAAAAATGAGAATGGCTTTTCAACTTTCATCCATTCTTTATTACGCATAGGGTCTTTAGCATACTTGATAAATAAGTCCATATTTTCACATACAAACATATAGCGATCATCTAGACTAACTTTATCATTACCATAGCAATTACTGGTATGCACAGAGAGCCAGTATATGCCTTTTTCTCCAAGGGGATACCCTGCCCCTAGCTTAAGCAAACCTTTTGCGTTATCGCTTGACTGTTCATGTAAGAAGGCTGTATTTGGATAGATACGACCTCTAAAGTCGTAGTTATATACATGATAAAAGTTGTTGTTTAAATTAGATAGGGCAATCTGTTCAATTGCTTCTACTTCAATTAACAAAGATTTTTTCTTTTGGTTATCAACCTCTGTAGCATACTTAAAGGGGCTTAGGCCCTCTTCAATACGCATACACTGTTGAAATACAGCAAAGACATCTTTATTTATTTTCCAGCCTACTCTTTGTAACTTATTGAGCACTGTATACACTCTTTCAGTTTCGTCTCTTGGAAAAGATTTTAAAGCAAGAGGATGACCCTTCTTAATAATTGTAACATCTGTATCATGAACAAATGAAGTCCAAGGTTCAGGTGGTTCTTTTAATGGGAAGATCTCTGCTTTTGTAGTATCAATTTGAGTCCATAAATCTTTAATTGCTTTCCAGTCTTTAATATCAAGCACATAGCTTTGATGCTTAGACTTTTTAGTGTTCTTATAAGTGTGTTTTAACCTATA